AGGGTTATAAACGGATATTTGTCTGCTAATTTTTGAAATAAGTCACTGCCCATAAGTTTCATTCGGTTTATTTATACACTAAACTTTTAGGTAAATATTTGGAACTATGTACTCAACCACTGCCTACATTTATCAACAGATCCAGCGAATCTTATTAATAGACACTGAAGGAGTGGGTGAGGTATTTGTTCGGAGGTGGGAACCAGTGTACGCAAAAAAACTAACAATCAACAAGGGCGTGGATAACGTGATCTTGTTTGAATTCATCAATCAAGATCAAAAGCCGGTAAACATTACCGGTAGCAATTTGATATTTAGACTGATCAATCTGCAGGGCGATGTACAATTGCTGGAAAAAGAAATGGTGATATTGAATGCACCATTTGGTCGTGCCAAAGTCACACTTTCGGCAGCAGATACCACAGCACTACCTACAGAACCTGCCAGTTACTCGATAGACAGAGCCAGTGGCAATCTAACAGAAGCAGTGTTTGTGGATGCACAAGCACAGGCACGTGCTGACGTGGACATACAAGATAGCGTACTACCAGAGTTTGTGCCCAGCCATACCGTAACAATCCCCACAATTTATGGTCCTGAAGTGTATGTCAATCCTGTGTATGCTGGCAACTATCCTGACTGGGCCTTGAATCCTCCCCCAGTGGGCAATGTACAACCCAACCCTGAACGTTACTCAAGTTTTATCCCCACAACAGGCGCCAGTTTGACCACATTCCAGTTGACCATGGACCACTACACTGGCAACATCAAAGCACAAGCAGCCGAAACTTATCAAAGTACATGGTATGATGTCAGCAACATATCTTCATACTACAACCGAACAGGTTCGGAATATATCAATGTACTGGGTTATCATCCATTACTGCGTCTTGCACTTAACAGTTATTCGGGTGCAGAGATTGTGGGACCTGCCACTGCCAACGCTCAGGCGGCCAATGGAGTGATCACAGGCATCACGGTGACCAATTCGGGTAACGGTTATCTAGCACCTCCTAGAGTAACCATCGTTGGTTTGGGTGCTGGCGCAGTGGCCGAAGCAGAAATTACAGGTGGACAGGTAAGCGCCATAAATGTTATTGACGGAGGCCAAGGCTACACACCCTCACCAGCACAGCCAACTGTGCCTGCACAAATTGTTATCACAACAGGGGCAGTTGTAGACATAATTTGTAGATGACATTTAAAAAAATTGTAGGATTCGGTGACTCCTGGATGTATGGAGACGAGTTACTGGATCCTGAATTAGCAAAACAGCATTCAGACGCACACACCTGTTGGTCACAGAACGACGATTATCGACACGCACACAATTTTTTGGGTTTATTAGGTAAACACTATAACGTTCCTGTAGAAAATTTTGGTATTGCTGGCGGATCAATGCAGAGTTCGATTTGGACTTTTCTTTGGTGGCTAGAGCATGAGTCCAACCTCCAGGATTGTCTAGTACTTGTGGGACACACTGACTCAGATCGTCTGAGTTTTTATAATCCTAATCACACTCATTATGCAAATGACCCTCCTTGGAACAAATTTGTACACTCTACCTGGGTCCAATACGGATCTAGTGTGGTGCCAGAAGATTTTAGAAATATGGTCAAACAGCAACTGGTATTGACCAATTGCCCAGAACTGGCCAAACTCAATCACATGCAAACCGTGCTGTTTTTTGATGGTGTGGCAGCACGTCGAAATCTATCCATGATGCAGTTTCACATCATGCCGGCTGATAATCAAATGGATCTTCCAACGGAGATTTGGCCTGGCTTCTCGACCACAATGTGGTTTCGTGATCACCCAGGTAACCAAAAACGAGAACTGATCATGCCCGGAGGCCATCCCAATGAGATTGGGCATCAAATGATTACTGACAAGTTGATTTCTACCATAGATTCTGCTACAATGTAGCAATGCTTGATATACTGCAATATTTGCCCGCAAAACGAAAACCCAGCCCTCAAGGCTGGCTGAGTTTCAATGCGGTGTGTTGTACCCATAATGGAAATAGTCAGGACCGGCGTGGCCGAGGTGGTATCAAAGCGACTGAACAAGGATGGAGTTATCACTGCTTCAATTGCTCATACACAGCCAGTTTTGTTCTGGGACGCACAGTTGGTTTTAAAGCCCGACGTTTATTAGGGTGGATAGGTGTGCCGGACAACGAGATTGAAATGCTCAATCTCGAAAGCCTGCGGCATCGTAGCATACACGGCATACTAGAAGATCGACAACGAGTATTCAATACGCTAAGTGCGATTGAGTTTGAAGAGTTGGACGACTTCCCGCCATTCTCAGAAGTAGTTACACAAGAACATCCTTACTACTGGAACTACATTCAAAAACGCAAGGTACCAGAAGACTTTCCTATAATGACATCAATTAAGAATGACGGTGTTCATTGGGTTAGACCTTTTGTGTTGGTACCCTTTACATATGACAATAAAGTGGTTGGTTGGACTGCTAGATTTTTAGATAATAAACAACCCAAGTATATCAATCATTCACAACCGGGCTACGTGTTTGGCACAGACTTGCAACATGTTGATTGGCAACATGTGCTTGTGATGGAAGGCATCTTTGATGCTCTAAGCATAGGCGGGCTTGCTGTGATGCACAATACTATCAGTGATGCACAAGCAAGATTGATTCGCAGTCTCGGACGTGAAGTCACCGTGATACCTGACCAAGACACAGCAGGTATGGAACTGATCGATCGTGCCGTGGAACTGGGCTGGGCTGTAAGCATACCTGAGTGGCCTGAGGGTTGCAAAGACATCAATGATGCTGTGATAAAACTAGGGCGTTTAGGAGCCTTGCTAACTATTATGGCAGCAAGAGAAACTAGTAAAATTAAAATAGAAATAAGGAAGAAGCAACTTGTTAAAAGAATCAGTTAAACTTCATGTGTTTGGTGGTAGTAATTCTACTCCAGGATGTTGTGTAGAACCAGTAGATTCATTTTGGGGATTGGCGGCGCAAGACCTTGGAGTTGATACAGTTCAAAATTACAGCCAATCAGGATTTTCGTTAGATCATGTGCTACATATTTTATTAAATGAGACTTTTGATTTCTCTACGGATTATTTTATAGTAGGAGTTCCACCATTAACTAGATACATAGGATACAGTGACAATTATAAAACTACGTGGGACCTAACAGAGTTTGATAGAAATTTTACTCAAAGCACACAAATAATTAACTGTTTGTCAAACACACAAAGATTTAATTTTGAAGAACAATTCAGGAATGACATAAAGGGGATTGACAGATTCAATTCTGAATGGCATGATGTACAATGCTTAGAAAAAATATTTTTACTACATCAATTTCTTAAATCAAAAAATGCAAAGTTTATGATTGTGAATCTATCAGTTCCTTTGGTCTTTCAAGACTTATGGCCGGCCGGATGCAATATTATGATTCGAGTAGAACAATTGACAGAATGTGTGATATTTGATCATACATATTATTCGGTTAATTATCAAGATCAAATTAAACCAGCAGACTTTGATGAATATGGATGGCAAGGTCACCATGGACCAGAAGGCAATGCCAATTGGTATAACAAAGTAATACAGCCTAAAATGATAGAATTAAATTGGATTGACAATGCTTAAAGAATACGGACTTGATGTTCAACGACTATTTTTAGAAATGATGCTGGAAGACGCAACAAGTTATGTGCGTGTTCAAAACATCTATAACCCGCAAAACTTTGATCGCAGTCTAAGACCTGCGGCTGAGTTCATTAAAGAACACACAGACAAGCACAAGACCATGCCTGACAGGTTACAGATAAGTGCGACCACAGGTATCAAACTTGCCGCAGTACCAGATCTCAACGAAGGACACTTTGACTGGTTCATGGGCGAGTTCGAAGCGTTTACTCGACGTCAAGAACTTGAACGTGCTATTTTGAAATCAGCAGACTTGTTGGAGAAAGGCGAATTTGAACCAGTTGAGAAACTGATCAAAGATGCAGTACAAATTTCACTTACCAAAGACATGGGCACGGATTACTTTGCTGATCCCAAGGCTCGCATTGAAAAATATTTCAACTCAGGCGGGCAAGTCTCAACAGGCTGGCCGCAACTGGATAGATTGCTATATGGTGGATTCAGTCGTGGTGAACTCAACATCTTTGCCGGCGGATCAGGGTCGGGCAAGTCACTGGTCATGATGAACATTGCGTTGAACTGGTTGCAACAAGGGCTCAGTGGGGTGTATATTACACTAGAACTTTCAGAAGAACTCACAAGTTTGAGAACAGATGCTATGTTGACCAACATGAGCACCAAGGACATTAGACGTGACATGGACACAACTGAACTCAAGGTCAAACTTGTGGCCAAGAAGTCGGGAAACTATCAAGTGAAAGGCTTGCCGGCACAGAGCAATATCAATGACATTCGTGCTTACTTGAAAGAGTATCAAATTCAAACAGGCAAGAAGGTAGACTTTGTGATGATTGACTATTTGGACTTGCTGATGCCAGTCTCTGCCAAAGTTAGTCCCAATGACTTGTTTGTTAAAGACAAGTATGTTTCAGAAGAGTTGCGTAACTTGGCCAAAGAACTGGGTGTGTTAATGGTCACAGCAAGTCAGTTGAATAGATCAGCAGTGGAAGAAGTTGAGTTTGATCACTCGCACATTTCAGGTGGTATATCTAAGATCAATACTGCTGACAACGTGTTTGGTATTTTTACAAGCCGTGCAATGAAAGAGCGTGGCAAGTATCAGATACAATGTATGAAATCACGCTCGTCCACAGGTGTTGGGCAAAAGATTGATTTGGAATACAACATTGAAACCATGCGCATCACAGACGAAGGCGGCGACGAAAAAGACAACTTCCGTGGTGGTGCCAAGTCCAGCATTATGGATTCAATCAGGGCCAAGAGTCAAGTTAAAACTGCTGAAGAAGGTGAATCCTCCACACCACCTTGGGAACGTGCCCGGCCTCGGGAAGATTTTGATCTAGAAGCACCCAAGGTCACCGCAGATGTACAAAGTGCTAAATTAAAACAACTGCTGGGGCAGATTAAACAATCGTAATATACATTGTTAATTGTATCATTGGTTTATCTAACGTCAATAACCGATAAATAAATCAAAGGTCACTGACTCAAATGCAAAAACGCACCCGTAGTTTGTTAGAAGAATTAGATTC